TTTGTTGAACTGACATCCTTTTGGCATGGTTGATTTGCTTGTCCTCTGCAATCATTTCCTCCTCAAATTCATCAACAATCCCTGTTTCATCCCTTTTTTGAAAATATGCAATTTCTTGTTGTCGGATTGATCTTGCATTGACTTTCAATTGGTTCATTTGTTTTTCCAACATTTCTTTGGTATCTTGCAGTTCAGTATTTCTTGATGCAAAGTCATTGGATTCAAAAGAACTGATCCTTTTTTCAACCTCTTGTTTGTATTCAAGGATTTTCTGAAAAATTTCCTGTTCCACCTCACCAACTGCAATTCCACCATTGTTGCAATCTTTCCCACCATGTGCATCAAATCTTGTACATTTAACAATATAAAATTTATTTTTAGATGAATACCATTTGATTGTTGATTTTCTGTTGCATGAATCACATCCACAATAAATCAATCCATCCAAAGTTGATGTGTTCCTTTTACTGTTCCAATCATTTGACCTTTGATCCACACCTGACCTGTCCCTTTTGGCATTTCTCAATCTCTGTGATTTTTCCCAAATATCCTCATCAATGATTGGTGGATGATTGTTTTCCATAGTCACTATTTCTGCAGGAACTAATTTTCCTTTTATTTTCTGATTGCTTTTTGCAGTCAATGTCCCAATATATGTTTCACATGTCAATAAATATCTTAAACTTTGGGGAACCCATTTGTTTCCCTGTTTATTAAGGATTCCCATTTCATTCAGTTTGTCACAAATTGATCTCTGCCCCATGCCCTCAACATGCCATTGAAATATTTGTCTGACAATCTTGGGTTTGTCACTTTCAACCTTGATCTTGTTTCCTTTTTCGTCAACAGTTTCAATTGTTTCAATTTCAAGTTTCTTGGTTTGTGGATTTCTTACATATCCATATGGAACTGATCCTGAACTATTCAATCCCTGTCTTGCCATTGCAAGTTTGTTCAATTTTACCCTGTTGGATGCAATTTTTCTGTTGTGTTCTGCAATAACAGATGCCAAACCAAACATCAATGAATCACTTGAATTGTTCATGTCTAATACTTGGAAAGGTTCAAGAACAATCAATTTTGCACCTGATTCCTCTAATGCCTTTTTGATGATTCCTGAAACATATGTGTCCCTTGCAAGTCTTTCCAGTTCAATAATTGCCATTGCATCAAAATTTTGATTTTCATCTTTCAAATCATTCAGGATGTCCTGCAGTGCTTTTCTATCCTCAAAGTCTGATCCCCCTGAAAGAACCTCACTATATAAAACAAGTTCAATTCCCCACTGTGCAAAAAATGTGGTCATTGTTTCTGTATGGTTTTTCAATGTTTCCTCTGCATCAGTTTTCTTTCCTTCAAAGTCGGTTTTTTCTGTTGATATCCTCAAAAAACCTGCTACTTTTTTAATCTTTTTAAATGTTTCAATATGGTCTGCCATGATGTGATTTCCTTCTCTCAATAATTGTTGTGTTCAGGTAGTAAACCACCTGAAACCCAATTATATCAAGGATTGTCCTATGTGTCCACTTAGAAAAATGGATTCATCCAACTTCCTATTTGGGCACCACCTTAATTGTATTAAAAAACCCTATGATATCAAGGATATCACAAGGTTCAAAGGAGGGGGATTTTATTTTCTCAATAGATTAAAAAAGGCAGATGCCATTCTATCAAGATTGGGTTTGTTCTTTTCTTTCACAATGATTGGAACTTTTCTTTTATAGTTCATCAATGCAGTGAAATCAAATTTCTGTTCTTTCATGCTTGTCACCCTTTCAAAATGCCCCACACTTTCCATTGATATCATTTTGGTCTGAAATGAAATATTTTAATCAGATTCATGGAAAGATAAAAACAACATCTTGGGTCATGGCATCCCAAAATGTCCTCCTTTTAGTTTTCAAAAAACCTGCAGGAAACTGTCCCTGCAGGTTTGGTTTTAGAACCCATTTTGAATGTTGTTGTAAATAAATGAAAAGACATCTGAACTGAATGAACCAAAATATTTGGGGATGTCTATTGCAAGACGGTTTCCAAGTGGTACAAGATAGAAACAATCTTGGACAAAAGTTTCATCCTGTGTTTCCACAACATAGGCAGTGAACTGTCTGTTTTCAAATTCAAAAGTGATATTGTGTTCAAATCCACTTTCAATTTGTTTGAATCCTGTTTCAATTAATTCCATTTACAAATACACTTCCATTCCTTTAAAAGTCCACATTAATTTTTCACACTGCAAATCAGTCAAACTGATGTTGTCACCCTGCATATTGTATGCAGTGATGAAAAAGGTTCCAACAAGGATGTCTGATCCACCCCTACCATGAATCACCTTGTTCAAGGGCAGGTCTTTCAATTTACCCTCTTCATTCAGTGTGATTGCAATGGTTCCACCTGTTTCAGTCTGTCCAATAGTTAAAATTTCAATATATCCATCAACCAATGCCTGAAATTGTTCCAGTTCATTTGGAATGGTCTTTTTATAAGGTGGTTTCATAGGTTCCACAACCACCACCTGAATCAAATCAGATGTGGGATTCTTTTCTGCATCCTCATTTGCCTTATGAACATAATCAAATGCCAACTTGATTAATTCCTCATTAGTAGTTTTTCTTTCCATCTTGCATCATCCTTTCAATTTTCATTTTATTTACATGATATTTTACTGCAATATCAACAAAAATTTCATTGACCTTTTCAACCCTTTTCACCTGTTCATCATGGGACATGTTTTTGCCTTGGATGATTTCAACCTTGATATCATCAAAACTGAATTTTTTCCCCATTGCAATCATCCTTTCATCTGTTTATATAAATTAGTTCGTGAATCCAACAACATTTCCTGCTTTAATTTTTCAACATCAGGTTTATAAAATAGTTTTTCATTTTTCAGTTCCTTAATGGGTTTCAATTTCCCATTTTTCACAATGACATTCAATCTCTGTCTATTTATCAACAACATTTCCTGAACCTCATGTGAACCAAGGATTCCTGCAACAACAAGGTCAATCACTTTATCCAACATTTCATCTGTCATCATTCTATTATCATCCTTTCAAATTTATGATTTTTTGATGCTTTCTGCCTTTTGAATGGCATCCAAACCAAACACAACTGTTTTGGTTCCACAATCATGTTCATGCCATAATATTTCACTTAATTTTTGGGACAAATGTAGATGGAATGAGGGATGATTGATTTCAATCATCACATTCAACCCATCATTCAAATAAATTTCAAGAAATTCATTGTCATCACTGATCTTGAATTGCCATGTGAATTTCACCTTTGCCATTATACTGCACCCCCTTCCACAATAACCCAATCCCCATATTTTATTGACAGTTTCAGGTGTTCAAATCCACATAATGCACTGTGAAAGGTTTCCTGATCTGTCCATGTGGTTTCAACAGTCCCATCAGAATGAACCTTGCAAGTGTGGATCACATTTGAATCCTTGTGTCTGAAATTGAAATGTTTTTTGACATGAACATTATATTTCAAATCAATATGTTCAATTTCAAATCCATGTGTGCCCTTGTAGTATTCTTTCAGGTCAAATTGCCTGTCAACCTCTTTGTTGTATTCCTCTTTTGAATTAAATTTTTGACAATACCATGATTCAATTTTATTGGTTTTTTTATCTCGGATTCTTATTTCCAATGCAGGTTCAAAAATTTCAAGTTCAAGAACTTGATTGTATTTTTCTTGTTTTTCATTTAATTTTTCAAGTTCCAATTTGTTTTGCAGTTTGTTGAAATTCATTTCACTGATAATATCAGGAACACCATTCAATTCTAATTTATAACCAAGGGATTCCAATTCTTGTTGTTCCTCTGCAGTTGCAGATGTTTTTGTTGAATAAACTATTTCCAATAATTCAGTGTATCTTTTGAAATCTGCAATTTCATTTGATTCCTCAACAACTGTTTCCTCAACAACCTCTGCAAAATGTCCAATTCCCATGCATTCATCACAATCACATGGTTCCATTGATCTGATGTCCTGCAAAATTTCTTTTTGAGTGTTTCCATGTGCAGTGTGACATTCAGTTTGTGCAAATCTGAAACCTTTCTTTGTATATGCCCAGTAACCATCACTATCCTTGAATACCTCATCCATGTTTTCCATATATTTTTTAGGAACAAATTTCATTTTCTTGCACCATCCATTTCAATAATTTATTTAACCTTGAGTCTTTATTATAGCATAACCATAGACACCTGTCTACCATATAAATAAAAAAAGGAACCAAGACAAATGCCTTGGTTCTTGACTTACACACAACAATTATTGAAAGGATGATGCATTAAACAGTATATACAAAATGGATTAAAATGTTTCATCATTTCATGTCATTTTCATTGATTTCAGTTTGATCCTGATCCACTGCAACCACTTTCAGTTCAGATTCAGTGATTTCAGTTTCAGTTTTTATTTTAGGTTTAAATCTAGTTTTTATTTTTTGAAATTCAATTGGATTGTCATTGATTCTATTTCTTAAAACTAATGCAATGATTGACAATATTATTATGACCACTAATGAATTAATTGTTTTTCTCATGTTATTTACCTATGAACATTTGAACCCAATTATTGCCTTGTTGACAATAACCAACCCCAATATGGGTGAAATCAGGTTTCAAAATGTTTTCCCTGTGTCCTTGACTGTTCATCCAAGACTGCATCACCTCTGCAGGTGTTCTTTGACCTTGGGCAATGTTTTCCCCTGCAGTTCTGTATGAAATCCCAAATTGTTTCATCATGTCAAATGGGGAACCATATGTGGGGGATGTGTGAGAAAAATATCCCTTTTGTGCCATGTCACATGCCTTTGTCCTTGCAGTTCTTTGCAGTTCCCAATCCATTTGCAAAGGTTTCAGTCCTTGTTTGGATCGTTCTTGATTCACTATTGTCAAAACTTGTTGTTCAACATTTTTGGTTGTATCAATATTTGGGACATTTACTTTGTCATTCGGATAAATCAAATCAGGATTTTCAAATTGTGGATTTGCATCAATAATTTCTTTAACACCAATTTGATATTTCACTGCAATTTTCCAAAGGGAATCACCTTTTTGAACAATATGAGTGTCCATGTTTTGTGCAAAGGACATGGATGGAAATATCATCAAGGACATCAAAACTGCAATCAAAAGTTTTTTCATGTCTTTATCTCCTTTTTTAGTTTTTTACACTCTTATTATGTTCAAAATAAAAAAAGGAACCCCATTTGAGATTCCCTTTTTTCCTTGTTTCAATCGCCTTGGTTTTTCCCACCATTATCTGTTTTGAGATATCCTTTTGAAACTGTAGCCATTTCGCATGGATTAGAAGCATTATTTTTGTTGCTATCGGTTCTGTTGGTCGAGAAATCACAAAATGCCTTGCAAGGGCATCAACAACATGTTGTTGGTTCGGATTTTTGCCCCATTAAAAGGTTTCACCTTGTATCTCATAAGGTTTACAGAAAAGCGGATTTCTATTGATGCCAAATTATGAAAGGATGATTTTATGTGGAATGATATTTGGGGAAAGTACATCCATGATTGGACAACTCATTCATCTGCAGATATTGTTGCCCAAATTGTTTGTGTAATATTGATTTTATTTCTTGGGATTTTTGCAATCAAAGTGATAGGAAAGAAAAGTATAAATACATTGACAATCCCCAACATTCTTTTCATTTTTGTTCTATCCAGTACATTGGGGGCATTAATCACCAAACCCTATAGAATGTTTATTGGTGCAATGGTTGTTCTTGTCATCACCTTGGTCATTTTAATTCTTGAAATCTTAATTGTGAAAGTGAATTTGTTTGAAAAATGGTTTGTTCACAAACCTGTTGTTTTATATAAAAATGGACAATACCAAATAAAAGACATTGCCAAAAGTAAAATGACCATAGACCAAATTGAATCATGGATTCGTGTGCAGGGACTTCCATCTGTGGATGTCTGCAAGACCATTGCAATTGAATTTGGTGGGAATCTTTCTTTTGAGGTGAAACCTGAATGGGAACCTGTGAAAAAAAATCAATTTGAGGATGCAATGGAACAAATCATGTCTGCACTTGATTCAAAATATATAAAATTTGTTCCACCTGATGTGAACAATGCATTTGATGAGGTTAGAAAAGGGGAACACTCTGAAAAGAAAAAACTTGACTGAACCCCAAAAAACCATCCAAAAAAGGATGGTTTTTGTTTGAGGGAGGTGAACTCACATAGCATGTTTAACAACAATTCTCAAACAACTATTTTTATTATTGGTTTATTACTCATATTTTATGAATGGTCTATATCCAAGGGACTGCAGTTTTTTCACCAAATCCTCTGCATTGGATTTTTCAGAAAAGGCACCAACCTGCAATTTGTATAATTTATTTTCATATGTGACAAAAGGTTTGAATCCATCTTTTATTAAAACCCTTTCCATTTCATCACAATTTTCCTTGTCCTCATAGGCACCAACCTGAACCTTGTACAATTTCCCATCATCTTTTGGTTGCTCTGTTGGTGGTGTGGAATTTGCTTTCTTTTTTAAACCATAAAAGGCAACAAGACCATTCACATGACCTTGGGCAACCTTGTCCAAAAATGAATCAGTTTTTAATAGATTTGCATCTGCACTGTTGGAAATGAAAAGATTCTCTGTCAAAATTGCTTTCATTTTGGATTCTCTCAAAACATGATAATTTGCAGATTTCTTTCCTCTGTCACTTGAAATAAGTCCACCAATTTGTTTCATGATCTCTGAATGCATCACATTTTGGAATGCAATGGTTGATTGACCTGCATTTGAATATCTGTAGTCCTCATAACCTCTTGCAGTGGTGTTTGTTGCACTATTGACATGAACAGATACAAAACAATCTGCATTCCAGTTGTTCGCCTTTTTCGTTCTTTCTGACAGGGACAGAAACACATCAGTTTCCCTTGTGAAATTCAATTGAACATCCTGATATTCGTTCAATTTGGATTTCATTTTTTTCACTATGTTCAAGACAATATCTTTTTCCTTGATCCCATTAGATGATGCACCACCATCAGTGCCCCCATGCCCTGCATCAAGATAAATTTTGACCATTTAAAACATCCACCCTTTCCATTGTGGTTTTACCTTTTTTTATTATCTCTATGTTGTTCAACTGCAAATGCTTGTGCAGATGCCTTCAATCCACTGTACAATCCTGATCCTGCAAGTCCAAATAAAATTCCTGCAAGAATGTTTGCACTAAAATCATGTGAATCATGTGCAAATAGGAAAGATGTCAAGATACCAAAAACAATTGCCACAAAAGGCATGAATTTTGGTGAAATCCATCCACCAACTTTGACAATTTGGGTCAATGCAATGACAATTGGAACTGTTGCGGTTGCTCCAATTGTGATACTTGATAATATTTCAGTATTCCACATAATATTTCACCATCCTTATTTTTGGTCAATTGATTGTTTTATAAGTTGAACAAAAGACAATTTTCCCTCACCAAAAGTTGCAGAAATTGTGTATTCACCTGAATCATATGTTTCCTCAATTTCTGTGATTTGTGAATCAATTGTGATGAGGTTATTTTTTAAAACATTGTTGGATTGAACTGTCACAATGTCACCCAAATCCCAATCCTCTTTGTAGGTTGACATGGTGTTTTCATTGTTGATGATTTCTGCAGTGAAACTTTCAACATGTGGTCTTTTATTCAGTTCACTTGTTCCCTCACTGACAACCTCATTTTGAACTTTCTTGGATGAACTGATGATGATTTCTTTTCTGTTGAATGAAATTGTTGCACCTCTTGTTGTATTTCCAACAGGGGTGTTTTGATCTGCAGTTCCATCATTCCATGTCATATATGCAACATTTCTCCAATCCTTGATTGAATATTCATATGTTGCATTTTTAATGTTTCCAAATTCCTCACTGAATACAACAGGGGGCAATGTGGTCTGATGAATGTGTTTGTGTTTTCCAAAATAAACATCAAATTCAAATGCATCATAATTCTCTGTGATGTAAATATTCCAACCAAGTGGAACAGTGGTGGAAACCCCATACATCTTTGCAACAGATGTGATTGCATCACCCATCAATCCAGTGTCCCAATCCACTTTATAATCAATTGTGTCACCAAATTCCCTTGTTAAAAATGCCAGTTGCAACATGTTTTTTGTCCTGTCACTATTCCAAAAATATCGGTCTGTGTCCCTTGTTTGTTTTATTAAATTGTCATACATGATCCAAGTCATGACCTGTGATGTCCTTCTTTGTGTCCATGCCCCACCATTTGCACTGTCTGTTGGATGGACAATTCTATAATTCAACATACCTTTTAAGGGGATGCAGGTGAATGACAGGAACTCATCATCAAGAACTGCATTGATGTCCTCAATTATCAATGCCTTATCTCTTTGATTGTTCACCACAAGAATCCTGCCCACCTGCAATTCCTCAACCCCTTGGGCAGTTTTTGAAACCACCATTTCACTGTTGGGGATTTCATGCCAACTTGACCTGTGAACCAAAGATTTCACACTGTCAATCTGTCCCATCCACACAAGTTCATTGGTGAAAATATTGATTTGTAATTTTTTCATGTTTTCACCTTATTTCAAAACTGTGATTTTTACTGTTGAATTATATGCATTCAATCCATTTGATGTTGTTTTCCCTGCAAATCTTGTTGAATTTCCTGCAGTTGCACCTGCATACACAAGAACACCACCAAATGAACCACTCAACCATGCCCCAACAGGTAATGTGATTGTTCTTGTGTAGTCACTTCCTGTTTGGTTGAATGTGGATGATGTTGAATAATTTTTATTTGCATTATTCCCATTGTAGGAACTTGGTTTGGATGTATAGACATGTGGGGCAAAACTCACAACAGGTGTTCCTGCATGGGATGGATCATCAAACATGCATGTGAACTCTATTTTTTGAATGGCACCACTACCAACAAAGGTTCTCATTGCACTATTATTGAAACCAAACAATCCCTGAAAATTGATTGAATCCCCACATCTCGGATGGTCGCCCCATGTTGCAAAGTCCAGTTTCACACCTGATCCATTGTATGCCTGTGTCCAATCCACACTGAATGTCTGTTCTTGGATGGTTTCCATTGGATAATTGTCAAACCAAGTGGATGCATTTGCATGTTGAACCTTTCCATCTGTGATTGCAGATGCAGACATTTTGTTGCATGTTGACTTTGAATAAGTTGTTGCATTAAATTTCAACAATTCACCTTTTGACAAGACAATTCACCACCTAGAAATTATCAATTTGAATCCAAACCCTGTGTTCTGTTGGGTCTGCAGATGGTCTTGCACTTGTTAAAAATAAAACAACATTTTTTCCAGTTCCATTGTATTTTCCAACAATCGCCCTGACACCATTGGGGTCTGCAGACCATCTGACTTTCTCATCCAATAATGCCTGTAGTCCCTCAATTGTTGAAATGGGTTGATTGTGATTGTTGGGAACTGCACCACCTTGATATCTCTTATCTGTCACTGCAGTGATGATTCCATCTGTCACATTGCAGTCATACAAAGGCAATTCATAAAAAGATGGGGATTGAATGGGTGTTCTATCGGTTTTCACAACCAAACTTGCAGTCCTTTGATCCTCAATGTCCATTTGGATCACAACCTGCCCTGAATAAGTTCCTGCAGGAACAGTCAATGTTTCTGTTCCTGTCACCTCAACAAAATGTCCCTCAATGACTGCCTTTCCTTCATATACAGTTGTGAAATTAGTTCCACCAATATCAAATCCCAAATTTCCACCAACAGTTTCACGAATAAGAATGCCTGTTTCAAATGCAATATCAAAGGCAGTTGAAAAGTCCTTTGCACTATATGGTCTGTCACCATTTACTGAATCATAAAAGAATGATCTAATTGCCATAATTTCACCACCCTTTATAGTGTGATATAAAGATTTCTATATAAAAAATGAATGGTTGTTTCTGTTGATCCTGTTTCATCTGTGAAATCAATGGAATTTTCCCCAATTTGCAGATTGAAAAAGGTGGATGCAAAGTCCAGTTTGTTGAAAACATTTTGACCATTCAATTCAACTTTCTTTTTTCCAAAAGTCGTATCAATCACAAGTTCATCACCTGCATTCATGACCAAATCTTTGAATGCAATGAACTCACCTGTTGTTTCATTGTCAATTCTCGGATTGATACATGCCCCCTTGATTGAAATCAGAACAGGGGCATCCACTTGTCCCTCATTTATTGCAGTCTTGGATGGAATCACATTTCCAAAAATAATTGGATTTGTTGGGGACATAGTGAAAGGTAATTCAAACAAAGGTTCAACCCCTTGGAATGTTTCAAGGATTTCTGTTTCTGCATACCAAAATGGATTGTTTGCAGTATATAACAATTGAACTTTTTGCCAGTTTTTATTCCTGTTTTCAAGACCAACAGGAAAAACAGGTGCAGATGTGAATGTGATATCCCTGTGAAAAATAGAACCATCATTCAATTCCACTGTCATTTTGACTGTCCCATTCAAAGGATTGCAGATATTTGTGATTTTTCGTCTTTCCTCTGCAATCTGTTCAGGAATCAAATTTATTGTATTAATGATGAATATCAATTCACCCTCAAATGGTTCCATCAGGGCATTGATTGGTGTGTCCCCATGTTGATTCCATGATTGGGTTGAAATCATATTTGCAGATTCTCCACCAATCAGGGGAAATGATTCAACTTGGTGGAATCTCATTGTATATATGTTTTCTTTTTTGTCTGTCATTTTTATTGATCTGATTTTTAGCATATTTTCACCACATTAATGACATTTTGTTCAGTGTTTTGTTGAACTCTCTTGATGCCTGTCTGACATCCAGTGCCTTTGGACTGTTTAGGTTGACAACAAGATTTTTGGCATACTTGACAGATTCGGTCACTGCATCAAGATTTTTTCTTTCAAGGTTTGGTGCAATGATTTTTCCCATCTGCATTGCAACATCATGCATTTGTTTTGGCATATGGGTCAACCAATCGTTCAACCAATCCCCATCCTCTCGGATCGCTTCAAAATAATTGACCAATGCAGTGTCATCTGTTGTGAATGCATTCAGTCCTGCATCCACTGTGTCTGTCACTGTTTCACCCAATCTTTGTGACATGTCTTGAACCTTGGACACTTTATTCAAAAGACCAATTGCAAGTCCCTCACCTGTGTCCTCACCCATCCCAATCATCAACCTTGATGGGGAACCAAGTTTCAAAATGGATTTGATTTTTTCACCAATTCCATTTGCAATATTTCTTGCAGATTCTTTGACTTTGTTTGCCATGCTAGTGATACCATTGATTAATCCTTGAATGATGTCTTTTCCTATTTGTTTCAGGTCAATGCCCTCAAAAAAGTCCATGACATTTCCCCAAATTCTTTTGACATCATCCAACAGATTCCCCATGAATTTTTTAGCACTTTCAACCATTCCCTTGAATGCTTTCCCAATGGATTCCCCAAGTTTTTTTCCTGATGCCATGATTGTGTCCCAATTTTTCCAAAGTAGAACACCAATGGCAATCAAACCTGCAATGACACCAATCACAATCAAAACAGGGGTTGCAATGGCACCAACAGTGACACCAAGTGTTCCTGCAAGTGCTATGATTCCCATAATTATTGGGGATAGAACAAAGAATATACCCATCAAAATTCCAAGAACTGAAACAAATGCAAGAATCCCTGCAGTGATTTCAGGATTCTTTTGAATCCATTCTGCAATTTTTGTGACAAAATTTGTGACCTCAATTAAAAGGGGTTTTAATGTGTCCCATAATGTTGTCAATGCCTGATTCAATTGTTGTTGTGGGGATGAATCCAGTTTTGCAATATCCTCATTCAACAACCTTGTGTTTTCTGCAAGGTTTCCTGTTTTGTCTGATGCACCCATAATGGTTTCAGTGATTTTTGAACCTTGTTCCTCCCAAAGTGTCCCAAACATCTGTGTTCCAATTGCATTTCTTTTGGTGTCATCCTCAATCCCTGCAAGGGCAATGGCAACATCCATCATTGCCTGTTTTCCTTGTTCTCCACCTGATGCCATTGCAGTTCCCCATGCTTGAACTTGTTGGGTTGAAATTTCTGTACCTGTCAACAGGTCTTGCAATGCCTTGGGAACCTCTGCACCAAACTCTGCAAGTCGGATTCTTCCCTCTTTCAATCCATCCATCAGATTGTCAATATTCCATGAACCTGTTTCAATTCCACTTGCAAAGATGCCCTGAATTTCCTCTGCAGTATATCCTGCCATGTGCAGTTGATTTCCATATTCAGAAATGATGTCTAATTGGTCGGGTGGGAATCCAATATCCAACAGGGATTTGGTCATTCCAAGTGCCTGTTCTTGTGTCATCCCCATACTTTTTCCCATTTCATATGATTCCTGAATCAGTTCATTGAAATCAACCTCTGCATATGCCCTTGAAATAAGACTTGCACCTTTGACAATTTTTTCGTTTTCTGCATCTGTCAAATCTGCATTCAACTGAAATTGTTTTCTGACACCATTCAGGGCAGTTTCATTGTCCCCAATATATCCACCAACAGTTTTAATTGCACTTTTAACAGATTCTTTTGATTCATCAGGGATTTCCATTGAAATTTCAATAGTGGTGTCAACCTCGGAAATGTCCATTGCCTTTTCAAAAATGGCACCAATCCCCATTCCTGCACCTGCACCTGCAACCAATCCAGTGAGTTCACCACCAAGATTTTTGACCTCACCTGCAGTGTCATTTGCATCATCACCCATTCTTTGCAGTTCTCTTCTGACATTTCTGATGGATGATTCACCTGATTCCAATCTCTGCAGGGATTGTCTGATTTCATTCACATCTGCAGATGCACCAACAGATGATTGTGCAATCCTGTCAAATGCTCTTTTCAGGTCTTTGGATGATGCAGTCCCTTGTTGAATTGACCTGACCATTCTATCCCCAATCACATCTGAAAATTGTTCAAGGGTGGTTCCTGTCACTTCAAACAATTTGTCCAGTTCTTTGGTGCTTGACTTGATGTTGGACTGTTCACTTTCCAAATCTTTCAGACCATTTTTCATGTTTCTCAAATAGGATTCAGTGTTCTGCAATTCTCTTTGGAATGCTCTGTATTCCTCAACCCCCAAATCACCCTGTTCAAATTGTGCCTGAACTTGTGATTGGGCATCTTTCAGTTGATTCAATTTCTTTTCTGCATTTTGGATCTGATCTGCCATTAGTTTGGTTTTTTGGGCAACAAGTTCTGCATTGTTAGGGTCAAATTTTAAAAGGGTGTTCACATCAGACAATTCCCTTTGCAGTTGACCACTTGTTTTGGAAACCTCTTTGAGGGCATCAGATAATTTGGTGGTGTCACCACCAATTTCAACTGTGATTCCTTTTATTCTGTCCCCTGCCATTTTCTCACCCCCTAAAATGCATCAAAGTCCTTTTGTCTTGCTTTTCTTGATGGTTTTTGCCTTTTCTTTTTCGGTTTGTTCACATCAATGTATTCCTGAATGAAATCAAGAACCATTCCCACTGTCATCAACTGCAAGTCATCCAGTTTCAACCCTGATTGATATGCAAGAACCTGAAACAGTTCAGTGGAAATTGGTTCACCATCATCACTGTTTTCTGTTGTTACTTTTTTTTTGTAGTTTGAAAGGATGCAGACATCAATTCCTGCAGTTCAGGAATAATTTCTGCAATTGGATATTCATCAAACTGTTCCAACCATTCCATTGGTTCAGGAATGGTTGGGTCATATGTTTTTGCCATGATCCAAGATATGTTGTAGAACATAGTGAAATCCAGTGCATCAAGGTCACTGAAATCAATTTCACTTTTTTTCTTTGACATCAGTTTTTCAAGTGGTGCCAGTTTCAAAATTTCTTTGAAATAATCTTTCCCAAACTGTGCCTTGTATCTCAAAGGGGTTGCCCCATTTGTTTTGAATCCAATTTTCTTTCCATCAATCTCAATTATTTTTTCCATTCAAATCAGTCCTTTTTTATACCACTGCAGGTTCATATACTGTTGAATACCATCCATTATAAATATCTGCAGGTGTGTCAACTGTGGTGGATCGTTTCACAATTCCATCCTCTCTAGGTGCAGAAACCATTGTCAATTCCTGTGGTTGTGGTTCGGATGTTTCAGTTTTTGTTGCAGATGTCAATGATGGTCTTGTGACAGTGCAATTGTACAAACAATGTCTGATTGCCTTTTGATCCCCATCAAATTCAAACATGAATGCAATTTTGTTTGTTTTTGCATTTGTATTTTCTGTCATGACCTTATCTGTTGTTCCTATATCCTCACCAAGAACATCTCGTCTGAACTCATTGGGAATATTGGCAACAGTCAATGTGCATTCATATCCTGCATTGGTACTTGTCGTGTAATACAACATATCATCTGCATAGAAATCAGATGTTTCCCCTTTTGGTTCCAATGAAATCTCTGTTGCACCTTTCAATGGAATAGGTGTCCCATAAATTGCCCCACCTGTTTCTGCATCCTCTGTGATTACTGAATAATGAACATTTTTCAGTCCAAATATAACCTTGTTATCTGCCATTATTGAAACAACCTCATTTCATATATTTTTTGATATAAATTTTCTGAATCAATGTAGGATTCAGTGGTTTGAAAGGGGATTTCATTTTCTTTCAAGACTGTTGCAACCTTATTTTCTGCATTCAAGTCCTTTTTATCTGTGTAAAGTTCAATCTGTATATTTTCAATTTCCTGATGCACCACATTGTCTGCCATAAAATTGGATGAATAAGTTGCCAAATAGACAATGAAAGGTGGTTGGGGCAATGGTTCATTTTCAGTTTCATGGAATTGCAAATAAGCAACAGGAAATCCTGTTGCTTGTAAAATGTTTTTAAGTTCTGCAAGGTTCATTGTTCCACTGCCTTTTTGATCTTTTTCAAATATTCTTTGACCACTCTTTCCTCATGTTTTGCAATGTGGGGTGTTCCTTCAAATCTGCCCCCATCCCTCAATGCATGACCATGTTCCAAAAGATGTGTCAATTGATAATCTGTTTTATTGTGGACAATCAATTTGTGATTTCCTTTTTTGATTCTCCAACCCTTTGCATAAGATGGTCTTTTTCTTGGTGAATCCTTTGCAATGCTTGTTTTCACATCTGTTGCAGATTCATTCATTGCAATTTCAACCTGATCCCTGACATCTGCAACATAATATTTCAATTGTTTGATGATTTCTTTTGTGATTCCATTAATTTCAGTCATGTGCATTGACCTCACAATATAATTCAATGAATCCATCAGACCTTTGAAATGTCTTGTATATATTAAATTTCTTTTTTTGGTATTCCACTTTCTTTTCATTTCCATAGGTGTCTGAATCCACAACCAACATCATTTCAGGTTTGTGTCCCTGTTGACCTGCCACACCAAATTCATGTCTAGTGATGGACAGTTTGGAACAGAACACCATGAATGGTTTTTCTGTGATGATGGGTTGCCCCAATTCATCCTGTGTGGATGTGACAGAAATCAGATTGCAGATGTCATCTAGTGAAATGAACTTATTGTTTCCAATAGAACTTTTAAGTGATGGCATTTTGCTTTGCAATCCTTTCCTTGATGATTCGGTTTCTGATCCTATGTTGAATGTTGGATGCCAGTGGGACATCCTCTTGTCTTTTTCGATACATCCAAGATGCATAATCAACCACCAACATTTGGTCATCTGCACTATTCAAATCAAGGGTGATTCCTCGTCTTTTGATTTCCTGCATTGTTCCATCCAACAATTTCATGAAAAAGGCATCCCTCAAATTATGAGTGATGCCCATGTCAAGTTTTAGCAGGTTCAACAGTGTGTCCATTCTTAGTTGTCCTTTTTCGCCTTTGCTTTTGCTTTTGCCTTTTCATCAATAGCACTTTGGATGGTTTGGTGGTTCTCTTGTGCTTGAATTTCTGATTGTGATTGTCCTTGACCTTGTGTTTGTTGAAAGTGTGATTGTCCACTTTGAACATTTGATTGCTTGATGTTTTGTTGGGCAGATGCTTGTTGAGAATTTCCCTGATTTTTTGCCACTTGTCCTGCAGGGACAGATTCGGTGGAATTGTCATGATGTTGTTGGATTCCTGTTTGATTCGTTTGTGCCTGTTCTTCCATTGCTTGTGCTTGTTTCAGGGAAACCGCTTGACCATTGACAACTGTTTTTTCCTCATTTTGTTGTTGGATCATTTCCTGAACTTGTTGATTCGTTTCCTGATTCCCTTGAACACTCGTTTGATTCGCTTGAACATTCGTTTGGTTTTCATTCATTTTTTGAATCTCCTTTTATGATTTATTTGCAGGAATAAAACTGTTTTTTAATTCGGCAGCCTTTATCTGAATTGTTTGATAATTAGACTGCAGGTGTGATTGTGATTAATGCAAAGGCATCAGGTTTGGTTGGTTTTCCATCAAATCTGCCTTTTCCTCTGAATGCCATTTGATCCTCAACAAATCGAACATGTTCACTGTTGTCAATAGAAATGTTTTCACGTTCAACAAGTGTGTATTTGTCAAACTCACCATAAAGAACTGTGTCTGCATCCATATGATTTGAAAATACAACAGGGATTCCAAGAATATCAGGTCTTGTCAAGTTCGGCAGTTTACCCACAATTTCACCATTTGCATTCACATTGACAGACAGTTCAAGGAAATAGGCATAATAAGTTGATCTTCTCATGACTGCAGTGATGTCACCCACAACATCATCACCTGTGTCAATCAATCCAATTGGTTTCACATAATCAGACATAGTTGAATCTGCAGGTAATGTCACTTTATTTTCTGCAGGGATTGATGGAATAATTCCTGTTGGTTGCTTTCCTGCAAGACCTGTTCCTGACAGGATTGAAATTTCAAGTGCCAGTGCAATTGCTCTTGCAATTTTTGAAACCACATACTGATCCAAATTGATGACTGAATCACTTAATAAGAAATTATCCACAAAAGTAATTTTCCCAACTTTATATCCATCAAAGTCTAGGTATGCAAGTGTTCCAACATCACCAACAGGGATTGATGCATTTTGTTCAACCCATTGTGCAGGTGTAGTGTCTGTATCAATCAGGATTCTTGCAGTTCCTTTGACTTGAATTTTGTCAACTAAACGATAAATATTTGAGTAGTCACCAAGGATGTCCATGATTCGGTTGACAATAACCTCTGGAATCACAAGTTCCCCACCTGTCACTGCTCTTAGGTTTTTGAATTTGTCATAGAACTCAACAACATCTGATCTTTTGTAGTATTCGCCTGTTTTCAATAATTCTCTCACTTGCATTCTGTTCATTGGGTCAATCTCTCCTTTGTCACGTTTTTGACTTTTCTTTGATGCCTGTTCAGAACTTCTTTCCTTTTCCTGAACCTCTTCCAATTCTTTTTCCAGTTCAGTGATTTCAGTTTCAACAGTTTTCTTTTCTAGTTCCACACCATTTTTCTCAACTTCAATTTCCTCAATTTCCTGTTCAACTGTTTTGATGTCATCCTCTGTTTCAGATTCCTCTAATGCCTTTTTAGTGTCCTCTGATCTTTTCATGATGGCATCCATTTTTGTTTGGATTTCCTTCAATTTGTTTCTTTTGATCTCTAATGCCTTTTGAATTTTCAATTGTTTCAACATTAGTTTGTCAACCCCTTTAATCTTTTTTGTAATTCAGATTTTTTCTGTTGCAGTTTTCTTGTTTCAATTTCTCGGACTTGTTTTTCTCTTGCTTGGACTGATGTGTTTTCATAGGCAGGGAATGTGACAACTGAAATTTCATGCAAGTCAATGTCTTTGATTCGCCACCTATAACCACCATCTGCAAGTTCTTCCAATTCCTCATCTATGATATTGAACCCAAAAGATGCCTGATCTATGTCACCCCTTTGGACTAGGGAATATAAATCCTCTGCATATTGGGTGTTAGGCAGTTTAATTGTTGCAAATAGTCCCTTGTCATCTGCTTTCAGTTGCAATGAACCATTCTTATTTCTGCCCAAAACATATTGTGTATTGTGATTCCATAATGCTCTAATATCATTTTTTTGGATTGTGTTTTCAAATGCACCCTTTGATATTATTTCATAGGAACCTGCCCACAATTCAGTTTCAGATTCGTATAATGCAAAATAACCCTCAATGGTTCTTTCATCAGGGGTTTGTTCATCTCTAGTGATTTCAAATTGTGTTCTGAAATCACGAACATTCTTTTCTCTATTCACTTTGATTCTCACCACCTTTCAAGTTTGATCCATTGTCAAGTTTTTTCTGTTTCCCAACATCTGCAACAGGGATGAAATTCTCTAGGACAACATATTCATTCAGACCATCAACAGGTGAATAATCAAATGCATTTCTGCCCTCATTCCTGTTTATCATTCCACTTGCAACCATTTCCTTGACATGGGTTGTTAGTTCACCCAAGTTGTATTGCATCAGACTTTTTGCATTGAATCTGAAATACCATGTTGGTTTGTAAACCAATTTTTTTGTCAATTCCTGTTCAATGACCTTTGCAATTGGCATGATGACAGATGAAATGAAATTGTTGTATTCATCTTTGTTGAAAGTGCCCACACCAACCATGAATGCAGGAACACCAAATGCAGATGCAATTGCCTTTTTATCCAGTTCAATGGATTCCTGAATTGCTAGGTCTTGCAAAGACAGGGGTCTGACTTCTTTCACATCAATTTCTGATGCAGGAACAATCCAAGGTTCACCACTTTCTGTGTCCCCCACATAACTGTTCAAGATTCTTTCCCTTTCTTCTTTGACCTGCATCCCCTCTGCATCAGATTCAACCTTGATAATTAATGAGGGTCGCCACTTGGATTGCAGGAATCCAGTTTTGGTTGTGTTCGCCTGAACCAAATTTGCAATGGTGTCCTTGATGATTGGAATGAATCCCTGTCCTTTGAATGGCATCAAGTCATCAGGAATCAGGACAAAATGCAAGACCTCATCAGGGTCATATTTTTGCAATTTATATTGGATTTCATAATCAGTGAAATCCCCATGAAAGGACACCCCATTCATGTCCCAAATTTTCAGGTTCTCAATCAAACCATTTTGAACATTTGGCATGACCACACTGTTTCCTGTTGCAATCATGTCTGAAACTATTTTGTATATGAAATTCTTTCTGACCATGAAATTGTTTGGATATACATCTATTTTCTTTGACAACTCGTTTTTCAATCGGATGTCACCATTCTCACCATTTTCCATCAACATGATTGTCATGGATGAAACAAGGTCTGCAATTTTGTGGATGCATTTTTTGACCTCATCATTCTTGGTGATTTGAACATATCCTGATGGTACCAATATATTTTTGGCATCCTCACCTGCCAACCAAAATGCAACAGGGGTTTGTCTTTTCTTATTCTTTTTTCCAAAAGAAATTGTTCCTTTGATATTTCTTTGAAAGATATTCAAATTATTTTCACCCCCTTAAAACCAAGTATTGATTTTCTTGTTTTTGTCCCTTGAAATGATTGCCTGTTTCACTGCAACAACAGTTGCATCAAATAGGTCAATCCTGAAATTGTCCCCAACCTTTTCAAATCTCACTCTTTCCTCTGCATCCTCTGTTGCCTTGACATTAGCAATACAATATTCAAATGCCTTGGATGAAAGGAAAGTGAATTTCCTTGCTTTGATTTGTCTTTCAATTTCTCTGAATGATTCGGATTTCTTCCAAAACTGTTGACCTGATTCCACCATTTTGAATTTCTGTTTTTCCATTGATCTCACAAAGTCCCTTGAATTATATTTGTCAAATGCAACCTCTTTTATTTTGAAACCCTTGTCCCTCATTTCTTTGAACCACTTGACAACCTGTTCATAATCCACCAATTCACTGTTGGTCATGGTCAACCATCCCTGATCCTTCCACCAAAAAAATGGGATGTTGTCCTCATCTGCCTTTGCCTTTGCTTGGGTGATGGGAATGAATCCATGTGTGATTGAAATATCTATGTCATCATACCTGCCATAAATACAAACCCCTGTGAGGTCAAACATTTTGGAAAGGTCTGCACCACCAAACCATTGGACACCTTTCAATTTTGCAAGTTCTTCAATTGGTATTGGTTTGTCTGCAGGGATGTTCATTTTGTTTTTCAGTTCAATGATTGCATCCTCATCAGATGCCTGAACCTCACCAATGTCAAAATAGGCAGTCATGGTGTTGGTATATATGTTCAGGGATTTGTTCAGAAATTCAGACCTTGCAGATGGATCGTTTTGTGCTTGTAAACTTTCTGCAAGAATGTCCTGTGCCCTGATTGTGACATTATAATTGGGATTTGCTTTTTCATGTTCAATTGGGTTGGTGTAGTCATCAGGATCATCTGCCTTGGTGATGAATATGAAATACTGTTCATCCTCAACCTCTTTGTTCAATATCTTTTGACAATATTGCAGTCTTTGATAACAAAAACTATTCATGTTGGAACCTGCAGTTGTGATTCCAATCAACAGTTTGTTGACATAGGATTTTTGTGCCTGTTTATAAACAAAGTATTCATTTGCATTTTTGTATGCATGAATTTCATCCAAGATAAAAAAATTGGCATTCAATCCATCTGCCTTTTTTGAATCGGATGCAAGTGCCTGAATTTTGATTGCACCTGATTTGTTTCCATCTGCATCATAGAATGATCTGTTTATGGAATGTTCACTGTTGTTGTCAAGAATCCTGAAATTTTTCCTTTCACCCATAATTTCAAGATTTTCCAAAATGTTATAAAAGGATTCCAATGCCCTGTCCAGTTTGGTTGCAATAATATACACAATGGAATAATATTTCCGTTCCAACAGGGACAGTGCCCATGCAAGTGCAGATGCAAAAAAGGTCTTTGAATTTTTTCGTGGTAAAAATATAAATGCTTCTTTGTATTTCCTTTCATCTGTCCCTGCAAGATAAATGGCAGAAACATTGTAAACAATGAATTTCTGCCATTCTTCCAACAAATATGGTTTTCCCTTTGCAGTCCCTTTGATATGGACAAAAGTTTTTTCAATGATCCCAATGCAGAACTCTGCATCCTTGTATCTGATTTCATACCTTGGATCATTCAAGTCATCCAAGAACCTTTGACATGCTTGTTTCAGTTCTTTACATGCAACCTTTTTTCCATTCACAACATCTTGGGCATATTTCAGAACTGTATCAAAATTTTTATGTTCCAAAACTACTCAACGCCATTTCCAATTTGCTTTGCTTTTTCGTTTCTTTCTGTTCATCCTTGATCTTTTTATATCCTGCAGGTGTCAACCCAAGATGGTTTGAATAATTCAGGATGTCTTTTCTTAAACTTTCAAGGGTTGCAACAATTGGTGCCCTTTTTTTATTCTCCGAATATCCAGTGTTTTCAACAACAGTGAATTTGGATTTCTTGAACTCTTTTTCTAGTGCCTGATATTGTTCAACAAGTCCACAATATATTGAAATAGCAGTGTCAAATTCAGGTTGATAAATCCCAAGGGCAATCATATTTTCCTTTGTTTTCAGTTCCATTTTAGTCATTTTTTATTCACACCCCTTCCAAAAAATTATTTGAGAAATCTTGCATGGTCGGAAACAGT